AAACTCAAAGAACGTCTTTTGTTTTGGCTTAGGGTCAATAACCGTCCAATCAATCCCACCAGGTGTTGGGTATGGAGAAGTTAATCCCGTAGATGGAATTGGGTAATTGTATTTCCTACTCATGTCCCAAATATCATATTCAAGACCCTGGCCCATATTAAGGTATAACTCAATATTTTTTCTATTCAGTACTAATCTCTCATCTGAAACGTTATAATAAGAATTAAACGCACCACTACTCTTTCTCGTACCCGTAGTATCTTGAGCCCACGACTTAAGGTTATCTTTGATTGAAGTCAAATTATAACCCAATGTCATATCAGGAAAATTCCTGTATCTATCAAAGTATTTTTCACCATACGTGTACGGTTCCAATTCTGTTTGAATATTTGGATTCTGACCTGTAAATACAGAATTCACTAAATCTAATTTCTGAGGTGCCCTATGTTTTGGTGTTTGTTCATACCAACCTGAACCCATCTCAAAGAAGTAATCAGAAGTAAACGTTGGGTTTTGTGGGTAACCTTCATTATCCACAGGGTAATCAGCCCTTTGTGAAGTAACAAAACTAACTTGAGATGAAGGCGTAAACGCAGTATAAGTAACACCTTTAATTTTGTAGGTGTCGTTTTGTTGTAATACAGGTAAAATATCTAATTTTGTACCACTTGATAACGAGTTAAGTTCAGAATCAAATTGTTGAATGTTAATTGGACCATCCGCCATGTATATAGTCTCATTGAATTCAATAAGGGCTTTAGGTGCACCCACCATTCTCATCAAAAACTCAACTGATTGTCTCGTACCTTTTGTTCGGTATAGGTATCCTGAGTTTATAATAACTTTTCTGTAGTATTCGTAGTTTAACTCACGTGGTGTTTTATTTCTATCTTGCCCCTCATAAACAGGTGCTTGGAAATTACCGAAAACTGAACCTAAAAAGTTCTCATTTGTTATAGGTGAGTTATTAGTATCAAAACCAAGAGTCTGTGATAAGTTTTTAAGTAACTCAGAAGGAATATCATTTTTAGGAATATAGTTTACCGAGTTGATATAAGCTAAACCATCAATAAATTTCTTAGTTTCATCAAAACTTCTACCATATATTTGTAAAACCTTCTCTAATTTTTGGTCTGAAGTATCAAAATCTTTGAGTGAACCTGAAATCAAGAACCTACTAATAAGATTGGTCTTGAAATTATCCATAACCAAGGCAATATCATTAAGTTTTTCAAGGTATCTATCGTATTTGATAGAAATAATATCCAAGTTCCATATACCATCCAATGGCCATGTCACTTTTTCACTTGAATTGAAGAAATTACCATTATTATCTTCTCTCGGCAATGTAAATGACGCAGTATATCTTGGGGTAACCAATCTATTTAACAAAAACTGTTCAACCTCATCAAAATCTTGAGTGAAAACAACCTCAGTTTCGTAATCATTAGGTTTTAACAACAAAGTTTCTGTCGTTGTCGTAGAATTGAACGGTTTACCCGCCACTGTTACTGTAATTGTACCCGCAGATAATGAAGATGATGAGACAAAATCACTTAATTTGTATTCTGTAGTACCAGTTCCAAGGTATAAGGAGTATTTTAAGAAATATCTTGTCATATTCCTCAACGGATGGACCTCCATAGGTCTTAATGACACATTTCTATCAGCATTAGTACTGTAATCAATATCTAATGGGTTTAGAATACGAGTAACGTCAATATCAAAAGTAGTTTCATCGTCAACCGCATCATATGATATATTACTTGCAGTGTTTGCAGTACTATAATCAGTAAATGTTTGATTTACTTGTAAAGCCGCGGGGAAATGGTTAATAATCTTTAAAACAGAAGCCGAAAATCTCTTTTGTAGTGAACCATACAAAGAGAAGTTAGTAACATTAGAAATATCGTAATTTGGATATACACCGTACTCCTCGGCCTGAAGTTTTCTTGATTCCTCAAGAGACTCAACATCCATATTCTCTAACGTGTAAGGTGTTGAGAATACACCAGTATTGAAGGTCCTATTAACCTTTTCAACAACTGCAGTTGTAAACTCAAAATTACCTTGCGTTAGACCACCACCATCTACTATCTGAAACCCGACCAAGTCGGGTGAGAAGGTATCACTACCAGCAGGAGGTGCTGGTGGGTAACGATATTTCTTATTACTTGCCATTAATCAATCACACTATTGAAATTTTTACTGAAGTCAATATTATCACCTCTATCTTGACGTACCTCAAACAATAGGTTGTTAAACTCATCTCTGATTTCAAATAAGTTATACTGTTTGTAGATATTGTTAGATGGGTCATAAAGCGTGTAAATACCATCTTCAATACTCTTAGTTTGATTACCGTAAAGTGCAATAGCGAGAGTGTCAATATCGTGTTCAGCCATTTCAATATCTAATGTGACTGGATTGAAATACGTGTTTGTGATAATAATATCTTGGTCAGGCTGTCCAATATATGGAGTCGCATTTGGTTTGTTAGAAGGTGCACTTGATGGTGACAAAGTACAGAACATTAAATCACTACCATTTTCAACATAACGGTATCTAATAGATTTTTGTGAACTATTAGTCAAGTTAGTTGTGACTGGTTCACAGTAAAATGATGAAGTAATGATTCTGTAGAAATTAGGAACCTTTGTACCATCGTCATTTAAGTATTCCACTCTAAAACCTACCAAACCTTGAGCAACAAATTTATTTCTATACTGAGCTTCAACATTATTAAGGTCTATAATAATACCTTTTACATTAGGTAATGCAGATAAAACACCACAATCTGTAATTGTTGCCCTTATCTCTGCAGGTCTAATGTAAAGGGTGTATATCCCAATTTGATTAAACTCAGTTGATGGTAATGTTAAATTGTACATACCACCTAAAATTTCATTTGTATTTCCACCTGTATCGTTGTTGTGGAAATAAGGCGTTAATATAGACGCCGCATCTAATTTTTTAAGAACAAAATCTTGAGTTACGTCTCTACTCGGCGTGTAATGCATGATGATTTCCACATCTTCAGGAGACATATCTGCTGGTCTTGTAATACCGTAACTTCCTAAAGCCATTTTTTATTCGTTATTAATTTTGTAGAAACCATAACCATATCTCGTTAAGTCTCCTAAGTTATCAACCTCACCCAACCTTTCTAATCCTTCAAATGCTGAGTTCTTGCCTCTTTCAATAAATACCTCACTCTGAATTTCTGGTGAGGAAACCATGTCTAATAATACTTCTTGTTTTGTGATTGCACTAACTGTTATGTTATTGGATGTAAAACCTGAAGATTTTTGTATGTATAATGTAGTCCCGTCAGGGTAGTCATAGTAACTAATATTATTAATTGTATATGCAGTGTAATCACTTGATATCGTATCAATAACACCATAAACCTGACCATCTTTGAAAATAGGAACATTTGTTGCATATTTTACTTTACCGTAACTCGCAAGACTCGTCAACAAACTATTAGTAAAACCTGTAACTAAAAATGGTACAGAAACATAATTTGATGATACCTGAGAAGAAATGTTGTTTTCTGAATCACCAGTAAAAATAAAATCATAACTCAACGGAGTCCCCGCCCAACTACCACCTTGGGGTGTGAAAGTTATATTACCCTCAGGATTTGTAATAGTAACACCCGTCATAGGAACACTAATGGTCTTTTTGACCTCAGTGACCCCCCATGGGTTTGTTTGTGTAATGGTGATAGTAAAGTCAGAGGCAAATGGATAAATGTGTGACAGGTAATTTGGAGAAACACTATTAATTTTTTGTGTTGAACTACCGTCACCCCAATCAATCACATAATCAGCTAACTGTAAAAACTTCTTGAATTCTTTATCAGAAGTATTATAAACAAACACCTCAAAAGGAGAATTTGGATTACCCGAATAAATAAAATTGTTTACCACGTCTTTTTGTAAGATGTACCCATCAAAAGGTGTATAGTATCCCAAATCATTGAAGCTATCAGTGAATACAATAGGTATGGTTAATCCCGTAAGTAGTGAACTCCCGTTAGTACCACCACTCAATATCTCACTCATCCCTGAATACACACCAAAGGTATTTCCACTAAATGTTTCTTGGACGATGTCATCTTTTAATACCTCAGGAGATATTAAATAATATGTTCTATCAGCTTTCATTATGGATTTACATATTCATAAAATTTTATTGGGGTATCCGTACCTATTCTATTACCACCTAAGGTTTCAATTCTATAATCATAATTATCGTAGTCCACTTTAACTTTGTAGTAGAACTTATCTGTTTTATTAAAATTAAACTTATCTGAAAACCCCCCTTGTGGTGTATTCGTCATTCTCACGAACTGACCTGTTTTTGCGTTAAAGAACTTACATGACATATAGAACTCATCAATATTGATGTATTCTCTACTCTTTAACCAATACAAAAAGAACCCTTCCTTATCTCCCACATAATCTAATTTGTAAGTTGGTATTCTCACATCAACTGTTGAACTATATAATGTTTTGGATGTACTCTCTCCTTGTTGTGTTGGTAAGATGATTGTTACATAATTTTTTTGACTTTCAATGTTTGGTGTATCATATAAATCCAACTTAAAGAAACTATTTTTGAAAGAGTTTGCGTAGTAATACATTTCATTAACTGTAAAACCCTCATCTTCATAATCACTCACATAGTCATTAGCTGTTGCGTTTGCAATATCAACAAAAGCACCTAAGAAATTAAATTCGTAATTGATGTCATATCGTTTTGTAGTCCCACTCAACCATAACTGATGGTCAAATCGTGTTACCTCAAAATCTTGTGGAGGATTAACCACACGATTAACAACTTCGTCTTCGTACACATCAATTGCATCATCTCTGCCCGCCATATCCCAAGTTAATTCAATTGGAATTTGAACTTTTCTCTCTGTACCGTTATCTGAAAATCTATATCTATTCACAATCGTCGTTTAATGGTTGGATTATACCTGTAACTTTTTGGTTCAAGTTACGTCTCGGTGGCGTTTGTAAGAACATTATATTGGTGAACGGGTAGTGGGCATTATTCAAAAATGGATGGTCCACTCCAACACCTTCCTCATCTATATATCCATAACTATAAAGGTCTCTCCATCTCCATTTACCATCAAAGTCTGAGTAAAAAGAGTAGTTAGGTATATTATCAACCTCACCTTCAACCGCCGTCTCAACATAGTTAGAGAAAGTTCTAACCTGAATCTTATGGTGTGGATAGTACATATAACCTAACGGTAATTGTGGATTGACACCTGTTTGAAAATGTACAGAATTATAATTGTATTTGTGTACCATAGGTGAAATAACTTCCTCTTTCATTTCATAGTCGTTCCACTCACAAAAATCACCCATCATTTCATCTCCAACATTCAAGTCTTTATTGTAATAAAATGTCTGACCATTAACTTGGTAAGAAGACACACTCAAATTATCCTTATTATTTGAATTTGTCTGTGACCACCATGGGTCTATCAAATTAGATAAAAAGTTAAAATCCCAACCAATATTTAATGCAGTTGTATTGTTTTGGTATGGTTTATTAAACCAACCCATATAACCCTTATTGATAATGGTAACAAATAACTCAGTTAGAGGCCTATCTTGATTGTCTTTATATTGTGAAATATCAATATCTTTTTCAAATGTAAAACCAAATGATTGACTACCATTTCTTACAGAAACTCTTTGTACATTATTTGGTGTTAGTGCAGAATATTCTAATTTTTTATTATTGTTGAATGCATTATTTTCAAAACCCATCCTAGTCAGATTGTAGTCTTTAACACTAGTCAAAATCTTATGCCTTCTCACATAGTATTCTGAGGTAGTTTCACCTGTATTTGACCTATTAATAACTCTCTTGAGAGTACCCACAACACCATCACCAAAAGTGGTACCCGTGTATCCTAAATCTATTATAGAAAATATCTTTTCTTCTGAACCGTAATTCTCATCACCTAATTGATAAACTTGGAAGAATCTTTCTCCATTGTAATCAAAGGATAATTTTACATATTCTCCCTCACTTAAATTATGTTTTGTACCACAATAAAAAGTAATTAAAGGTTTACCATTATATTTTGTTTTATTCATAACAAATGGTACCCCATCACTAGCTTGAAATATTGTTGACGCACTAAATTCTTCATTATAATAAGTCATCGTTTGTCCTGTGACATTCTCAAACGCATAACTTAAGTATGTTGTCCAATTGTAGGTAAATGCACTTTTTGAGACAAATGCTTGGTGTCCATCAATACCTGAAGTTCTAAAAAAGGTAAACTCACTAAATTGAGGATAACCCCTCCATACATTTGTACTTACCGAGTTAACCTCATTGACATAATACAAATCATTCTTGAATGGTGTGTAATTAGTACTACCAGTGATTGTATTATTGAAGATATTATTTATTTTTCCCGTAACCCTAAACGTTGAGCTTTTCTGTCTTTCTTCATTAAATCTCTCGGCAAGGTTAATCAATACAGTCCTATCACCATCAACTAATGTTCTTCTATCACCGTTGAGACTAACCTGAAGACCCACATCCTCTGTTGGTGCACCTTTATACCTTAAATCACTCGGTACTATTCTTATATTGTTCGGTTCCTTACTCATAGAGTTTCTTGATTAAAAATGAACTTATCAATATATCTGTTCATTGAAGATGCACCTTTCTTCAATCCAAAGTAGAAGAAATATGGTGAACCTGCGTTGAACCTATTTTTCATCGGATTTGGTTTGTTTGGTGTGACCTCAATTTGATTACCAACAATGTTAGAATTGTAAATGTAACCTGGTCTTTCTGATGATGGCATTGACACATTAGTATTAAAAGTGTCAGTTGCATTCATTCTGTCTACCGATTGGTAATTGAATGAACCAATACCGTCCTGAGACTTTTTACTGTACCAATCATTAACCTGTAAACCAAATATCGTACTACCACTACTAATAATCTCCCATTTGTGGTACGGGACCTCTTGGTCTGTGTGTCCATAGTTGTCCGACAAATACTGAGTAACGGTATCTTGGAAGGTAAATCTGCCAGGACTAATCATATCTCTACTAACAGTGTCAGCACTGAAGAACACACCTAAAACAGGGTCATAGACAGTCCTACCATTTGGTAAAACTCGTTGTTCTCCAATATATCTAATTTGAGAATCGGAGTAATTTGTGCCCAAATACGGAACAACCCCAAACTCAGAATTAATACTTATAAGTTGACTAATATCAGCATCTAATCTTTGATTATCCCTTGAAAATAATTTTTGTATTGAACCGTCACCAAAACCTATGATTTGTTCCCAAAATCCTGATGCGGTCAATCTACTAATCGCAAATAATTGTATTAAGTCTGAAGTATCTTTATATGACGTACTTGAAACCTTATCAATAATGTAACCTTGGAAATCAGGGTTATAACAAATTTCTTTTGTAAATAAGTCTCTTGGACCCATATCCATAATCGTTGTAGGGTTACCTAAGAACTTCTTATTCGCACCGTTAGGTCTTCCAATAATATTCACCAACGGTGTATTGTCTCTACCAATAAACCTAAAACCTACAGGGTTACTAGAGTTATACGGTGATGCTCTATAGAAGAAAGAGTTTGTCTGTGTTTGGTATACTATAGTATCTTCACAATACACATAATCAGGATTAGTAAGGAACTTAGTGTCATTTATGTTGTTTGAGTATATATTATTTTTTTGGAACGCAAACATATATAATGAGCCGTTTATCCAGTTATTGACAAAAGTTAAACTGAGTACATTATTACAAAGACCAAACATCATTCTAAATCTTGACCTCCATTCAGCAATAGATTGGAAATCTTCTCTGATAGCAAAGTTTTTAAGAAGAAGGTAGTAACAACCACCTTGTAATTTTTCTATCTCTTTTTTATCACTTAAGTAATAACATCTATCGTCTTTTGGTAACACACCAATGGTTTCACCGTTACCTGAGTAACATTCCAATGGAACCATACCTTCACAAGAGAAAGTTTGATTAATTTGTGTTGCGATTGCACCTGCATCTTCATTAAAGTCATCAGCACCATCACCTATCACATCCAATCCTACGTTGAATGATTCAGACGTTGTTCCGTCATCGTTTAATGTGTATATTGCAAATGCCTTATTTTGGTGGAGAACCATCCTGTTCTGTGTGATATCAGACGTAGGTAATCTATCAGTCCTCATGACAATCTTCTGATTGTTAATCATATTAATTTCATGCGAAGAATTCGCCATTTGATATGTTTTTGAATAATAATAATAGTTTTCCTTATTCTTAGATATCATAACACCAACACCTTCCAATACTTGCCCTTTATCATAATTGTATAGTGATTCTAATTCACCTACACCTTGATTGTCTTCTACCATCTCTCTCCAAGTACCTAAACCACCTGTGGTAATTGCCGCAGCTTGGTTGACTACATCAATAACGTTTGGACTATTAAGTGGTACGTTTGACCCACCAACAACATTACCAATATCATATCTATTATTTGCACCGTAAGCGGAATAATACTGATGATTCTTAGTTTTATATGACTGATAGTCAGCATTACTTGGTGTGAAAGAATAAGAATTATAAAAAATTCTTTGGTTCAGAGATGTATTATTATTATTACCATAATTCAGGTGTATTGGTAATCTCCAATCACTGGCAGCCCCATATGGTTGAATAGGAATATTAAGTAAGTAATTACCTGTTACTTTTACTGAGCCATTAAACGCACCATAACCATATAGATATGATAAGTCATACTCAATAACCTGACGAGGTGTATGTACATCAACACCTCTTACCAAGAAAATAACACCTAAATTTTCCCAATCACCATTAAGTTTAATATTTGGAACATTCTTTTCAAACCAATCATTACCCCCTGTATCAGGTTTACGGTACGGTGTATTATTGAATCTCCATGGATATTCTTCAGGATTTGGATTAGTCAAATATGCGGTTTTTTTAACGTGTTGCCACCCAAATATATGGAACCTTCCCAATGTTTTATTGACTGAGTCACCATACTTATCAGTACCCCTACCATTTATAGAACATAAGTTTTCAAACTCCGATAGAGTATTACCTGTAATAACTTGGTAATATTCAACGTCAGAAGGAAAATCATATGTAGTAAAAGAAGTATCACCTGTGATAATATAACTTGTCGTTTGTGTATTGGTATTAGTATCCATGTAAGTGACCGTAATATTTTTCTGTCCACCACCTTGACCTGTAGTAAAAATTGTTGAACCCGTAGTACTATTAACATTAGGGTCCAATGACTTATTAATATCTTGGAATGTTACAATTTCACCCGCTTGGAAAGAACTCGCAACACCACTATCCACCACTAACATCATAACATTATCAGTATGGAAAGTATTATTGATACTAGGATTAACCTTAACTTTAATTCTGTTTGTTGCACCGTTTGGTAAGTGGTGGTAATTAGCCTTAGCGTTGAATAAGTTAAACCTTTCAGATAATGGTAAATCATACGACCATGTCTCCCTATTTGTCATTGGATTATCCTTACCTTTTAAGAATGGTGTTCTCGCAAAATCAGAACCACTACCATATACATCGTTTCCTGACATTGTCATTTGGAAACCATATTGGAATTTTTGCCATTGTTCAATCTCTTCATTTCTAACCCCTACTAACTCATTGAAGAATGTATAGTCAGTGGTATCGACCAAGATGCTCGTGTTTTCTACAATTTCTGGTAAGTCGTCACCTTCGGGCTCACCCGCTTGTTTGCTCTCACAAGAACATGCCTGACATTCAGGATAGGAAATATTAGGTAACGGTATTGCCGGTATCGGACAATTTTTTGGTAGTTTGACCGATTGATAATCCGGACACGGTCTTCTAAATAAACCGAAAGTCAACGCCTTTACAACATAACACAAGACAATAATGACTGTAAGGATTACCTTCAATATCAAATCCAATAACCACCTTAAATATTTGTATAAAGTACAGACAACATGACCAACAACTGTAATCACAAATAATATCGGCATGAACAATGTCATTACGATGTTAACAATGAAGAATAATAAATCAAAGTTTCTAACACCATCATTTGCCGGAAACTTATTTGTGTCATTCTCACATCCCCTGTCTAAGATTTCTTTAATACCTAAGAACCTTGCGCGACCGTAACCATTTCTATATTCATCAACCATCTGAGATGGTGTGTAGACTTTGTTGTAATTCATCTCATAGAAAGAATCGTCACAACTTATAGCGGCACCCTTATCAGCATAATCACCCCAATCTAAAGAAAAGGCATAAGACTTTTGGAATTGAACGAAGTCATAATCAAAGGTCTCAACCTCAATGGTAACATTGTTACCCAAATTCACATTGTTAACCTGAACACTTTTTTTAGAAACTCTAATAGTTAATGTACCACCATTTGGGAAATCTATCCAATGTTGTGTTTGTACAACATTATTAACCAACGCTTCAACAAGTTCTGCATCTGAATTTGGTTTCACATAAACAGATTTACCAGCAGCAACAGTAATTGTCTGTGTTTCAATTATCTGAGTTTGGTTAAAGAAATTAACATTAGTAATCGTGGTCGCACCTTTTGTAGATGGGTCAACACCTGAATTTTGTATAACACCATCCCAACCGTATTCACGAATCTGTGGTACAACAAAGTTGGCCCTTTGAATTTCACCTCTAATCGGGAAGAACTGAACACCATCATATGGAGGTCCATTTTCTTCTGATTGGTACTTAATCTTAAATCTATATTTACCTTTTGTTGGCACTCCAATAGTTGGGTCGTTGGAAATTACAACCTCACCAAACTCATTGGTAACTACATAATCTAAGTTCATCGGAACATCGGTTACGAACGTACCATTCTCATCAATGACCTTACCCGCATTCTCTAAATTAAATTGTTCTAATATCGGGTCACCATTATCATCAATATCTATAGTCTGTCTGACAGCTAAAATTTCACCAGGTCCTGTGGCTAAACCACACATATCACCCTGTTCTGTTCTTGGCTTACAATTCGTCTTAACAGGTTTTGTATCAGCATCAGTAAATACTGAACCCATGAATACTGCAGTTGGTTGGATTTCAATACCCAACTCTCTCAAATCAAAGTCTACTCTTGTGATTCCGATGTTACATAAATCTTCTTGACCCCAAAAAGAAGTAACATCAATATCTTTTACTTGGTTAATAATCTGAGGTAATTCATCTAAGTTTGACGACGCTTTAAAGTTCTGACCATCAAACTGAGACTGTACCCCCATATTCATTCTAATCAAATCCTGAGGTCTTAAAGAGAAACATCCCATATCTGATAAATCCATATCCAACACCAACTTCTGATTACCTAATGGAACACCTGTAATCATAAAGTCACCAGAATCATTAGTCTTTACCGTAAACTTATAGTACTTCTCATATATTTCTAATACCTCATTACGAGTTAAAACATCCTCCCTTGAAGGAAACGTACCTGTTGGTGTATGACCACCATATTGTTTTTCATATGGAAGTAGATTGTATCTATAACCATCTTCATTTTTTTCAGAAGGACCTTTGTAGGGATATAATGCAGAGATTACAGGATTTTCTAAGTCCATATCCTCCACAGGAACAAATACAGAAACACGAGCGTTAGGAATACCAAAACCACTATTAGCCACTACTCTACCAACAACAACACCATAGTCAGCACAGAATTGTGCGTAGACATCTTCCTGTCTTAATTTCAAAGATAAGATTTCAAGAAAATCAAAATCTTGTTCAATATTGACTCTGATGTTTTGGTCGGTCCCTAATTTGGTTCTAATTCTATAAGATTTGGACATACTGTAGTTTTAAGATAAATACTTATTTATCCATTTTACAATAATAAACCTATAAGTCTTCCTTGTAAATTATTATTACTTAAAGTCTACAGTCTTCAAGTCTTTGACTCTTACTTTGATATCTCTACTGTCGTACCTGATTTGGTATATCTGATTTGGTTCTGCAAAGATAGTATCATCAATTAATTCAATTCTTTTGGTTGACGAATCAGAATATCTTTGAGATGTTTCTGAAGAAGAATACTGACCACCTACCTTATTAAAGATTGAAACATCAGAGATTGAAATTACTCCAGCAACATCTTGTATTTTTTTTCTAATGTCAGATACGTTTACATTTTCACCCAAATCTCTTGATAATGGAGACATTGATTGACTAACTACATCAATAATTTGTGTGATTACTTGACCTTGGTTCTGACCTGAATCTAAAACAACTGATATGTCGTACTCCAAATCAATAACCTGAGCTACATTTACTGAGATATAGTCATTAATCATTCTGTATTTTGAAAGATAGTTAGCAATATTTTGTTTTAACGTATTAGAAACTGTTTGTGTCAAATTACCACTACTGTCGTATGATAAAATTTCAATATTAATCTTATTATCTTTTTCGGTGATTGACGTTTTAGCAGGTGCACCGTATTTTCCTGGCATTTTTTTAATCAATGAGTTATAGTCATTGACTGTTACCGCTCTGTTTTGTGATGCGTAGTTGAAAGTAACCATATTTCTCACCTCTTCAATTGAAGGTTGGTTAGCACCACCAATAGCCGCAGTTACATTATTGACAAATAAAGAACCCACAACCTGTTGATTAATAGTACTACTCGGACCATTTACCGCGAAATTAATTGTACCCAATTGATTGATAACGTTAACACCAATATTACTACCTTCACCACCACCAATTCTATATTTAACAAATAAAGTGGTATTTGCCTCAACTGTTTTACCTAAACCGATATTGTTTTGATAGTCCTCAATTCTTAATGAAACACCGTTTCTTGCAAATTCTGCAAGTTGGTCATCAGGTGTTGTAGTACCCCCACCAAATTGAACTCTCAAGAACCCATTTGGTGTGTATTCTGTGATAAATCTATTATCCGTCTCAATATACTTACCTACTTTAATACCTGGCTTATCTGTCGGCTTTGTGGTGTCTTCAACAAATACTGTAGACTCAGCCAACGCATCCATTTCATACCATCTTACCTGAGCATTTACAAACTCAGAATACGTTGGTGTTGACTGGTAGGATGTACCATCTTTTTGAATGATGTCAACAACTTCTAACACGTTCTTTTCAGGTAAAAAGAATTCAAAGAATGGTTTTACATCATTACTATTGATTGTTTTCTTATAAATTTTTGTTACACCATTAACAACAACCTCTCTTTTAGTGATTGTATAGTTAATAAGAGTGTTATTAGAGTCAAAATTAGGAATTTTTGTACGGTTAGGATACCCTTCATTGTTATACTGTGAAGAGAAGTCAATATCATAAACATTCTCAAAGACTTGTCCCGCACCTAAAACTTGTGAACCCGCTCTTAAAATACCCAAATACCTTGTATCCTCTTGGTCACCGTTTGCAGGTACCGTAATTGAAAAATCAACCAAAGCGACGGAAGGTCTGTTACCAGGAATTTTAAGACCATAAGTTCTGGCAATATTAAATATTGATGAACGTTGTTGGGCGTATTGTAAAACAGTTTCTTGAACACTTCTATCAATATGGTACTTTAAGTTATCACCAATAGCTGCGTTTAGGTCCATCAATACTGAATAAACCGCAGCATCATTGAAGTTGTCTATAAGTTCAGGATAATATTGTTTTGTATAATTTACAAGGTCCTGTCTTAAACCTTCAAAGTCTCTTTCCGTATATGAAATTTTTCTACCCGCCATCTACTATTAAATATTTATAATTATGAAATCTTTGGAATCAAATGTTCCATCAGTTATAGTGTAATCAATTCTTAATTTTGCGGTATATTCTTCAACCCCTCTACCAGGAATACGATAAATTCCACCAACACCCAATTTTTCTTCATTCAACATTCCTTCAGCCTCCAAATCATCTAAGTATGGTGTCAATGTTATTTCATTAATGGTTAAGTTTGGAATATACTTCTCAACAGATAACTTAATATCATCTTTGATTCCCTGAAAGGTTGTACCGTCCATAGGTTCAAAAATAAATTCATAAATTCTCGTTCCAAAATCAGGAAGATAGTACCTACTACCCTTTCTTGTAAGTATCAAATGAAGTAAGTCAGTCCTAACCTCCTCATCAGCCGTCTGTGAAAGAGAAAGATACTTACCTACCCTACTATCCTGAAAGGGGAAATTTATTCCGTATGTTTTACCATTAGCCATTACCTATAAATACTTTAACAATATAAATTATAAAAAAAAGAGGACCGAAGTCCTCTTTTATATTTGTTGTTTGTTAAAAATAACTATTAACCTTCACAAGCAACACACTGTAAGTCATTCAAATTCAATTTCTTTCTTGCAAAAGCCTGAGCTGAATTCATTGAGTGTTGGTAGTATAATGTCTTCACACCCAACTGCCAAGCTTCAATAAGAAGTTTGTTAACATCCCTTGTCGGCATGTCAGGTGAAATCATTAAGTTTAGTGATTGTGATTGGTCAATATAATCTTGACGAACCGCAGCTTGGTTGATAATTGATGATTGGTTAATCTCAGCAAATGTTCTGAAGATATCCTTTTGTTCATCACTTAAGAAATCCAAGTGTTGTACAGAACCGTCGTTTTGTTTGATACTGTTCCATACGTCTTTGGTGTCCTTACCCAACTCAGCCAATACTTTCTTCAAAACAGGGTTTTTGATGGTTACCTTCATCTTAGCAACATCCTTCACATAACAGTTAGACCAAATTGGTTCAATTGATTGTGATACCTGACCTAAGATAAACGCTGAAGATGTTGTTGGTGCAATAGCATTCAACGTAACATTTCTTCTACCATAACCTTTTAGGTATTCTGGTTCACCGAACATCTCAGCCAACTTCTCTGAAGCCGCGTATGATTTATCTTTGATAAGTTTGAATACCTCAACGTTCAATCTTGCGGTGTCTCTTGTATCAAAAGCTAATCCACGTGACTGAAGTAGTGAGTGCCATCCCAATACACCTAAACCTAACGCTCTTTGTCTCTTAGCGAAGTTGTAAGCTTTCTCCAAATAGAAGAACCCTCTCTTACCTTCAATAGTTCCGTTGTCTCTAATGTCCTCAATCTTAGTTAAGAACTCTGTAACAACAGCATCTAAGAACATAGTCATAGTTTCAACTGCGTCGGTATTTTTCCACTCGTCGTAGTGTAGAACATTCATTGATGACAATACACAAACAAATGACTCTTCTTCAGAGTTGTGAAGTGCAATCTCTGAACATAAGTTAGAGTTGTAAATCTTTGCACCTTTGTCTTTGTATACATCAACTGTTTTGTTATTCATCGTATCGTGGAACATGATGTATGGATAACCAATCTCACCTCTTCTTTGGATTACCTTTGCCCAAATCGCTCTCTTTGCCTCATCACCAGCAATCATCTCATTCATAAACTCATCAGTCACTGTAACCGCGTGAGTTAAGTCTTGAATTGGGAAACCTTCCGTACCAATCTCCAAGAACTCCATGATATCAGGGTGTTCAACTGGTAGATATGGTGAGAAACGACCACGACGTGTTGAACCCTGAGAAATGTTATCTACAACACTCTCAAACAAGTTCATGAAGTGTACCGAACCTGGTGCAAGACCGTTGTCAGTAATTTCAGCACCTCTTTCTCTGATGTTACCAAAGTAACCTGAGGTACCTCCACCCATCTTACTCATCTCTCCAACCTCTGCTTGTGTATAAAGAATTGACTCAATGTTGTCACCGATGTTAGAACCGAAACAACTTACTGGTAGACCTCTCTTCTTACCGAAGTTTGCCCATACAGGTGATGATAGTGAGTACCATCCTTTACCCATATAGTCATAAAATTTATCTGCAAAACCTTCAATACCTAAAAGGTTCTCAGCGTGGTCTGCGATTGTTCTAATTCTCTCAAGCGGTTCCTCTCCCTCACTAAGATATCCTCTTTGTAGGAAGGTAATTGATTCTTCGTTAATCCATTCAAATGGTTTTCTATCGTTCATTTTTTGTTAATGTTTTTTGTTAAAATAAATCGTTTGATGTAATTGATTTAGATTTCTTACTGTAGTTAATACTTCTTTTGTTGAAGAAATCTGTGTGTTTTGTAGTCAGAATTTCATCATCAAACCACTCAGTCGTTTCCAACAATGCTTCATTGATTTCAAAAATACTTTCAAGACCAATAGAGTTTAATGATAGATTAAATCTATGTTTAATAAATTCCATAGTCTGACTTTTCGTCAAGAAATCCAAATCACCTTCCTCAAAAATCCAATCTATAATTTCTGTTTCCGCCTCAAATGCTTCCATAGTCGCATTGATAAGGTCTTCCTGTAATCCTTCTGTCCACCATGATGGGTTCTCTTGTTTGATAAGGTTTACCAAATCAAACCCAAACTCTGCGTGGATATTTTCTTCTTTTGATGTCGCCTCAACAGCGTTACTAATACCTTTCAACATGTTCTTATGTTTGTTGAATGATAACATAACCAAGAATTGTGAGAACAACGATACGTTTTCTACGAACATAGAGAATAATACTACAGACTCAAAGTAGTCTTTGTTTTCTACTGACTTTGAGTTTGAAATAGACTTCTCTAAGTATTTGATTCTTCTACGAATTGCTGGTACTTCCATAAGAGTTTCAAACTCTGCGTTAAGACCCAACAACTGAATCAAATGAGAATACGCGTCAGCGTGTCTTACTTCTGATTCTGCGAATGTCGCACCTACATTACCAATTTCAGGTTTCGGCATCCTTTTGTAGATGTCACCCCAAAATGATTTCACCGCAACTTCAATCTGTGAGATTGCTAACATCGCTCTTTTTACCGCGGTTTTTTCTTTCTTATCCAAGTGAACTTTGAAGTCTTGGATGTCTGATGTAAAATTAAACTCAGTGTGTACCCAGTATGAGTGTCTGATAGCATCTACATACTCATTAAGATTTGGGTATTCATAAGGTTTAAGATTGGTTCTCTTTGAGAAAATATCAGGTCTGTGTTTTGCACGGTACACGATATATTCTCTTGCCACGTCGTTAAGACCATTATCCATCAATTTGTTTTCAACCATTTCATGAATGTCATCAACATGTGGAGTTTTATCTTTATCATCTCTGAAGATTCCCTTGCGAGTGAGTCTCGCAATCTTCTCAGCCATTTCATCATCAACCTCACCTACTGACTGCATCGCCTTCAGTACCGCGTATTTGATTTTCTCCGCTTCAAAGATTACCTCTTCACCACTCCTCTTAATTACATAACGAGTTTCTTTACTGTTCATAGTATTAAAATTTACCATAATTTATTATTGTTTAGTTTTGTTGTCCCTCACGTTGCTTACGCTTCTCCATGAGTTCCTTGATTCTATCCCTCTGTTTCTCTTCCCTTTGTTCTTCCAAACCTAAGAAAGTCATACTCTGTTCAGTATCTATAACCAACATCTCATTGTCATACTTACAATTCTCAAACACAATACCGTCTTTTCCGATACGAGACTTAGTAATTGCAATGGTTGCCAAGTTCATCTCCTTTTGTTGAAGAGACTTTGCAACCGAGATAATCACGTGACCAACCTGAGCCTTCTTAATAGAACCACCCATCTGGTCGGTTGTCACAACTTCTGATGATATTGAAGAACGGTTACCCTGTGTCGCGGTCCATCCAACGATGTCCAACTCGTGACACATCGCCTCAAAAGCCCTCATCACAGAACCTTCACTCTTCCATTCATCACCCAAGTTTTTGTCAGGTGTGATACAATCAATGTAATCTACAACAATCATATCAATTTTGTTCCCTTCCGCTATCATCTTTCTGACCTGATTCTTAATTTGATTCATAGTCATAGTATCTGACGGTAACTTCTTTAGAGTCAAAGAGTTTTTCGTGTTCTCTTTGATTTCTCTAACCTTTGCCATCACATCATCTCTGTGATTAGACAAATTGTCGGGTGGAATACCTGTCCAAAGTGTGAAGTGTTTACGTTGAATAATCTTTGGGTTGTCCTCAAAGAAAATTTGTAAAACGTTGTAACCCAAGTTGAATGCGTGGTTTGAAATCTTTGTTAAGAATGTCGTCTTACCAACACCTGTCGGTGCCAAGATAACTCCAATCTCACCTTTTGCCAATCCACCTTTCATAAGGTTATCAATACCTGGTACTCCCATCGGAATTGGGTGACGGTAGTCGTCATCCAACACTATATCCAAATTTGAGAATACATCAGAGGTACCTGTATCCACCTCACCAACTTGTAAAGCTTCTCTTACCATCTCCTCCAAGTGGTCGTAAGACTCAAAATCACCTTTATCAATGATTTTCTGAGCTTTACCCATCACCTTCTGTAATTCTTGTTGTTTACAGAACTTAAGTGACTTCTCTTGAACAAAGTCTGACCCTTCAATTGGCGCTTCTTTGACATCTTTTAACATGTCAAAAACCATTTTCTGAGCCATAGGAGAGGAAATTTCACTCTTCGTTAGTTGTTCCAATGTTGCAAATGTTGGAGTATGTTCGTATTTCACGTAGTACTCCTTAATCATCTGCATAATGATTTTGAAATATTGATTATCAAAATACTTCGGGTCCAACACATCAACAATTGAATTGGCAAAGTCTTTGTCAATTACGATGTTGTTCAGAAGTTGTATTTGGAATGAGTTACCGAGGTAACCGAAGTTTTTATCTTTTGACATATCAATCTTTTTTCTTTCGGGTAAATAATAAATATGGTTAACCTAACTGATATTCCATGTAGTCATACGATAAATCTTCGCTTGAGAAAATCTCCGTCAAACCGCGAAGCAAACTTTTTAGTTGCGGGCGTATATCTACGGTGTATCTTATTTTCGGCGGGTATAATTTCGCGTCAATAATTTTATGACAAATTGTCTCATCACCAAGTCTAATTTTGATGTGGAAAGTCTCCGGACCATCAGTATTTGATGTGTCCAAAATCGCCGGGTCCAAAGCAATTTGATTGTAATGGTCCAACATATACATGTTGGTTCTTGCCTTCAAGTCTTTCATCAATTTGTTACCAAATTCATTAATGAATTCAACAACATCAATGCTCTTTCGTGCTTTCGGATTATACCCTTTAACGTTGAAGTAACGCTGTACTACGATGTTGTCGTTCAACATCAAAAGGAATTCCATTTTTGTTACGTCGTTTTTTTCTTTCATAACTTAATTTTTGTTTTTGTAACGTTTTTTTTCTTTACGTGTAAGTTTCATAAACGGTGTTAAAAAATCTACCCAACCATCATCTTGTTTGGGTAAGTATTTGAAGATTCCATCCTTCATCATCATTCTCATGAGATTCTGATATCCTCTTCCTTCGGGGTCCAACTCTTCTGTATAGTAGAGTTCAACTTCCTCCTTACCTTCATCACTTATCATTGGGTCTGACAAATCTACCACTTTTTTGTTAATATCAAAGAACTCATCACCTAAAACCCCCCTTTTAGTATTCCCTTCAATGATACTTGTCAAAATCTTGCGTTTGTCCCCCTCAGATTGTAATTCTTCAGCACGTTGTATAATATCGTCAACAGAAACTGCTTTGTCCAATATCTCAGGAAATAACTTAGCAAAAGTTTTCTCACCCAACAAATGAATACCATCAATGTTGTCAGATTTATCCCCCGATAGAATCTTAAATGTTGTTACATTGTAGTGTGGTATGGAAATGTCTTTCAGAGGGATGATATCTCCGTTCTTATAGACTTTTCGGTGGTTAGGTGAGTAGACCTCTACTTTATCCGAGATAAGCTGTGTAAGGTCCTTATCTGATGAAAATATAGTTTTGTATTCATCCTCAGATATGTTACAATAGTGAGCAATCGCATCATCCGATTCACAACCATCAATACATACCTGACGGATAAACATTTCTTCAAGATATTTCTTAATTCGTGACAACTGCCATTCAAACGAAATCTGTTGTGCCTCGTTAAGAGTTCTCTTTCTATTTCTTTTGTATTGTACGAGCAAGTCTCTTCTCGTTTCAGTATTATCCTCAGCGTCCCAAAATACAATTACCTTATCGTAATTATGTTCCACCAAGAATTTTTTGAGGGTATTGACGAAATGGAAGATTGCACCAATGTGGTTTCCCTCATGGTACAAATCTCTCACTCCGTGAAATCCTATTTTGAATAAGTTGTTTCCGTCAACTAATAGTGTCTTTGTCAAAATACCCTCAATTAAAGGTTAGACTTCTTTTACTTCTTCCAATTTGTAATCGCCATCTGTTCCGATTACTCTTTTCCAATATTCTGATTGCTCAGACTTATAAGCTTCAATAGATTTCTTCTCTTCAGCAGATTCTTTACCTGCCAAGAAACCGTGAGGTGTTACGATAATCTTACCGTCCTCATATCCCAATCCATTGATGTGGTTTTTCATAACCGATACTTTTGTTCTAACTGCAAACTTAACTTTTCTTTTGTCTTTAACCGCAGCAATCTTATTGGTACCAGCATTTTTCTGATTACCAAATAAGAATACCAATGATGAGTTCAACCAAATTGCCTCACCACCTTTAGCTTTAATCTTAGGTTGACCAAAAGGATTGTCAGGTAATTCTACCCATGGTTGGTTAACAATCACCAATGTATTTTCATAGTTTGATGTTGCCTTTCTTGAACCTGCAATTCTTTGGTTAATACCCATACCGATTTTGTCAGCTAACGTGGCAGCATTGTGTTGTTTACCACCCTTACCGTCAAAGGTCATTTTACAAGGAACAGAACCCACAGAATCCCACAAGAACAGTAAGTCGTATTCCAGCTCACCCTTCTCTTGAGCATCCAACAATTCGTTGATGTAGTCTGTGATTTGTTCAATGTAGTCAAAGTTGTTGTTAAATAAGAAGAATCCGTCCCAATCCAATTCACCTGTTTCCTCATCAACAACTTCTTCACATTCAAAACCCATTGTCAATGCGTGGTCAAAAGACCATTTCTGTTCAGTGATAATAAAGACAGGAAGGATACCCTTCTTTTGTGCGTCTACCGCAGCTTTAACTAACGCAGTTGTTTTACCAGTATCACTATGACCCAAGAACATATTCAGGTGACCAATAGCAGGACCAGGTAGACCTACTGCATCCAAAAACGCCTCACCTAAATCTAAAAACCTTTGTGGTTTGTATTTTGCTGAAGTAGAGTATTTCTGCTTCAACGATTTGAAATCTTTTTTCTTAATTGCCATATTACTTAGTAAATAAAGATGGTAAGGACAGAAGTCCCTACCATCGTATTAGTGATTCTTAGAACGGCAAGTCTGTGTCAACTTCCATTCCCGCTTGTGGGTCTTTCACTGTAGTGTTTGAGTCAGAGGCTACTGAACCTCCCAAAGTCACTTCTGTGTCGTCACCATAAACGTATTTTTTCAATTCTGTATCCCAAACAGGTGTCTCACCTCTTGCGATAGCCTCCAAATACTCAACAGGTTTTTGTGAATAAACATCCTGCCAAGTCAACTCATCTTCAACCCATTCCTTCATCTGAGCTTTGTCAGTGTGAATCGGTGCTGGGTCGTCATACATAATAGTTTTCACTACCGTGTATTCAATACCTGAAGGAGTCTTAGATTTAGACAAATCAACAATCAAGTCACGACCTTCGTTAGCGTCAGTCACGTCACCTTTTTGTTTCCAAATTGGAATGATTTTATCCAAGATACCTTCTTGTTTGTAGTTATCCTTAAATCTCCAAAACTTAGGTCCGTGGTCTTCATTCTCACGGTCAATTACCTTAACGATGTAGAATTTACGTGGACGGTACTGACGAGCTAATTCTTTGTCAGAGTCTTTACCTGTTGACATCAACTCTTCGTAAACCTCAGTAAGTGGTGAACGCTCACCATCGTTCTTACCTGGGTCGTACAATTTAGTCCATTTACCATCAATTTGTACTTCGTGGTACCATACCTCTTTGAATGGTGAAGAACCATCAGGTGTTGGAAGGATACGGATTACTTTTTGACCAGATTTGGTCCCTTTAGGAAGATACGTCGTGAAGTATCTTTTTAGTCTGTCTTCTTGAGACATTGAGTTACCCCCGCCGTTGTTTGAACGTTGGGTGTTTTTTTCATACTGTGCAAGCACAGCGTCGAGTGCATTTCCCATAATTTTTTCTTTTTACTCTGTTAATTGTTTCTCTTAAACTCATTAATAAGTATAGTCTTATTACCCCAAAAGTCAACTGACTAAAAAGAAAAAGACCACTCATTTGAGTGGCCTTATAATATATAAAATTATGTGTATTGTCAAGTGTTATTCTTCATCATTGATAGGTGTATCAAATGATTTTTTGATATCTGCATCTGAATAATTTTCTACTTCGTCAGAGGTCAAAACGTATTCGTTCTTACCTGTTTGTTGCATCTCAACTTCTTTGTCAGCGAAGAAGTCAGTCAACTTCTGATTGTATGGATAACTATCCAAACTTCTCAATTGTAATTTCTCTTCAGGTGACTTCTCACGATATTTCTCAACCTTAGCTTCAATGTCATTAATCTTTGTTAGGATTTGGTCCATCTGTGACAACTTACTTTCTAAGTCGTTCAACTTATCAAACATTGAGTCCATATACTCGTCTTGTTTATCTGAGATTTCGTTTTGCTTGTTTACCAAATCTGTAATCTCTAACTCTTCAGTGTCACCACCCATATCTTCACCTTCAACATTACCCTCATCGTCAACTTTCTCAACATCAGGGTCAGTCTCAATATCAAGAGGTTCTGCAATTTCTTCAGCATCCGTATCAACATCCATGTCTAACTCTAAATCATCACCACCTTCGGGTGCATCAACAGGTGCTTCTTGCTCCGTCAAATAATTGTTGATTGAGTTATGTCTTTTTAATTCTTCTAAAATTTTATTATCTACTGACATCTTAATTTTTTTTTTACCCGTTTAATAATGTTTTCACACCGTGAGGTGTTTCAACTTTAAGGGTTCTGTTTACTTGTCTTGTATTATCAACTCTCTCAATAAGTCCGTCTCTCATACTAACGGTATAACAGTCTCCTGTGTCTAAGTCACAAACTTCTTTGTAACCATTTCCGGCATCTCTTTCAGTAATTCTCGTATCTTTTGACAAATACTGGTCTAATAATGATTTTACATTCATAATATTACTTTTCTATATAAATATATCAAAATACTTAATTTTCTTATTATGACCCTACATACCAATTAATTCCGCTTTTAAATAAAGGAACTACGGTATTATATCTCTCCTTAATTCTTTGTTCCTCAGCGGTTGCCGGTGTATCAATAATTCTTTCAAACTCAGCATCTGTTCCTATTTGTGAATAAAGATATTTAATGTAAATCTTGGCATATAACTCTTCTTTAGCGGTAGCGTATCTTACAGAACCAGCCTGTGTAATATCATTACTTGGTCCAACACCCTGTAAAATGGTAGAAACAGCTTTCATACCTGTTTTCCAATCTATAAAGGACGCCAACGGTCTGTTCTGACCCCCAATACTTATACAGACTTGACCTTCAATGTCACCAACAGTAATACCATTTAGGTTTTTATCCGTCATCAAATTGTTTATATTACCATTTCTGAAACTTGAAACACCACTACTTGGTGGATTTTCAACCCAAGGAATTAACCCAATCAATTGTTCAAGGTTTCCATTTGACAGACTTAGGCTTTCAGAATATGTCTTAACTTCGGAATATGATAGTGTTTCATCTCTAAGTGGTACATAAGGCAATGTCTCGTATAGAGATAAAGGAGTACATAATGTTTCTGAAACTTCATTAACTTCTGGTGAACCAGCATTTACACCTGTGTCTGCAGGTGTTGTATTTGTTTCTTCTTCACCATTACTCGCCGTAGTAGCCTGCTCCTGTTCATTGTATCCTTCATTAAGTTTTTTCAATATATCAAGATTTACACTCATCACTAAATCTTTCACATCAGGGAAAGAATATTTTGACATTCTAACACCACTAAAGGTTGTAACAAAATCACCAGGGGTAATAGTATGATTAACATCTAATATCCAATAAGCACCTGTAAACATCGGCACATATCTTAAGTTAAAGTACATAGTTGGTTGTATCATTACATTACCCATAGATGTTACTTGACAGTTATAACTTCTATTTTTATAAATGTTATATAAAGAAGTTGACTGTTGGAATGTCTTGGACCCTTTGGCTTGGTTTGCCAACTCGGTATTAATGATGAACGATTCTGATGTGTCTCTAAATTGTGATTGGTCCAAACTAACCGCTTTAAAGATACCTTGATTACGAACACCAAAATCAACATTAAACGCAACTACTTTATTTGAGAAAGCATAGTCGTCTTTACCTGATTGTTCTTCTCTTAATGTTGGGTCTTTGATGATATCAATACCATCAGAACCGTACCCAACATTGATGTTGTTCTTCATCTCCAAGTGTTCAGAGACTTTATCGGTAAATAAACACAAGAACTTAGGTCTGTTGTCTAAATAATCAACCTCAGCAAAAGTACCAAATACACTGGATGCGGAATCTTCAATACCCTCTCTTGGTGTCGCACCAGGTGAAGGTTCACTTACCCCATAGAAATTAGTATAACTCGGTAACGCCATGAACAACATATTGTTATCCTTGATAAGATGACCAATGAGTGTGTACACTGAATTTGCACTATTTCTAGCAGATAAGAAGTTTTTCAAACTTGATACATTAACAATAAGTTTGTCACCAATGTTTCTATTTGCCCTATCTAAGAATAAGAAGTCTTCAAAAATAGTTCTTTCTTGGAAGTCACCACCCGCAATCCATTTGTCATTTAGTGTTTTAAAGAATTCATATAATTCTAATTTAACTACATCACCTTTCATTGAAGACTCAATTTTGTCATCAGTTTCTCTAACGGTAGGAAGGTCTTGGTTAAGTTGTCTAAATAATATGTTCTGTATATTTTCTTGTGAAGTATTCAATAAATCTAAATACTCATTGAATTCTGACATAAACAAACCACTATAATATAGGTGTGGGTTCTCCATTCTTCTTGTAGCATACATTTTAATAATATGACTCAACTGTCTTACGTTATTAGCTGTGAATTCAACATTCATTTCCACGAAGAAATCAGTAATCACACTACCACTAGCAGTATATCTTATTCCATCACCGAAATATCTCCCAACCGCAAGTTGTAGAGCCTCCCACGCCTCAGGATTATTATGTTGACTAACCGCCAATGACATCGGAGATGAAGATGTTGGTAAGGTACCAGGTACATAAGTACCGAAATCTATTTTTTGATTTGGTTGTTTTGATGAGTCATCACTAAAAGAGTTCCAAACTTTTCTGTCATAGTAGGTTGGGTTACCTTGTTTGAAAATTACTTTAGAGTCAAAGAGTTTTTGCATCGCTCTTTTAAACCCTTCTTTTTGTTTGTCGGCAATAAGTTTACCATCCTTAGTTATATCACCAGTCAAATTTGGTCTATCCACAAAGAAAATTGAACTAAGACTTTCTAATAATGTTGGGTATTCACCACTAACACTATCTCTGTTATAGTCTTTACAGAAATCTAAGAACACCTTTTCAAACATATCCATTGTGTCTTCATTGAATACTGCAAATAACTCTTCTATTGTTGCATAATCATACTGACCCAATAAATTGAAACTCTCTTGTTTTTCTTTATTAGTATCAATAGTCTTTATGTATTCATAGTAATCAGGTCTCTTAATTAGAGATGCATCAAAATACCCGTAATGAGAAACCCCCCATAAAGATTTAACCGAACCATCATAAAGTTGTTGTCTAAGTGGTTGTTTAACATATCCTGAAGAGTTTTCCACCTCAAATCTATATTGGTTGAAATCTCCACCACCGGCAGATGGGTAACAGATAACCTTTTTTGTTGAAGTACTTTCATTCAAAGTTGGGTCATCATAATAAACGTAATTGTTTAAGATAGTCAAAATCTTAGTCGGGTCTCCATTAATTTTACCAAACGGATAGATAATATTTGAATTCGTATTTGGTTGAATTTTAAGACCATTACCACCTAATGGGGTATTTCCATCATTGTAGTTTTCAAAATCAGTCTTAGTATACCCTGTAATAATATTTGGATAGTTGTACAAATAGTTAATGTCATTTACAATCTGTGGGTAAAAACCAACATTCACTCTCTGTGTTATATTACCGTTACCAAGAAAATTTGTACTATCTAACGATATTTCTGTTGAACCAGTTCCTAATGGTACCTCATATGTGGTTGTTTTTAATGATGTTACAGGGTCAAATAAACTGTCCTCATCAATAGATTCCCATATACCATCTAAGATGTCTGTTTCTGTCTTAACATAAGTTTTATATCTATGCCAAATTGAACCATACTTTACAATCCACGCATATGGCATTTTATGTAAAGCGGCGAACTTATTATAAATAGCGAAGTTATAATCGTTAAACGGTTCACCTATCTTACCACTATTCATCTTTTCTCTTAATGTTTGTAATGGTAATGAATTCACAAACAAGTACCCCAAACCAACATATGAATTTTGTGCTGCAACTTTTTTGTTTTGAACCGCCTTATTAATCGCGTTTATAAAATATGGTGTGTTCAGTAATGATGTTGTTTGAATATTACTTTCCACAAAACCACTGTAGTTATTTCCATATTCTATTTTACCCTCAGTAACAAAGTATTCATAGTTTGTTGTCTTTTCGGTATACCTTTGTTTGATAGAAGGTTTACTCGGTGTGATTACAGGTGGTGAATCATAATTATACCACGTAGTTAACATAGACGGCGTGTAAGAATAGTCTTCACCATCAACAGTACCCGAAGCAAACGAAGTGATTGTTTTTTTCTCATCAACAAAGAATAATGATTTTGTGGTTTGATTGGCTCTGTTAGCCGATTCAATTCCAGCACCATTTTGAATATTCTTTCTTAACCATCCCACATTGGTCAAAGGATAAACATCTGTAAATGTTAATTGGTTATTTTCAACACTTTTAAGATAATCCCTCAAATTCTTTTGAATTTCAGCGGCCAATGTCGCCGTTGGAGAATCATTAGTATAAGAGGATAATGGATAGATTGCTTGGAAATTTTCTGTATAATCCTGAATATATGGTGTCACAAAAATATCCGATACAAACTTACCCCAACTTGGTCCTTGTCCTAAGTTAGAAATAGCCCTTAATATTGACTCAAAGTTAGAACTATTAATACCATAGTTTTTTAATTTTTTAGTTAAAAATGGGTCTTTTTTAATCGCTTCAATAATAGTTGTCGCCTCAAACTCACCAACCACTTGAGCCATGTTTAGTTTTGTTGTTGGTAGTCTAAATAATTTTGTGTAGTTAGATGCTAAGAATGTCCTTTCCCAAAGTTCGTATAAGAAACTAATCTCACTAAGATTTGTATAAGGTATAATATCGTTAGGATACTCCACAGCATTAACCGATATGGCCGGCAATACCTCACTTGGGTTTTGGTAATTTAACGCTCTTTGTTCTTCCCTTCTTTGGAGGTCCCCTCTGATGAATTCCTCAACAAACTCAACCTCAGGCCATTTATCATACATATAAGCTCTGGTCTTACCCTCAACATCAGGGTCTCCAATATATTTTACAACATCCTTGATATTTTTACCATCATACTCTCTTTCAAAATACTGAGGCCAAGGATAGATAAAGTTTTGAGAACCTGTTGACCCTAATATAGTGTCTTTACTATCAACACCATTTGCGGTTTCAGGTGATATGATGACACTTTTTCTGATAGGGTCATCCTTTAAATTCCACGCGTTGGTGTGTACATCATCTAATAGTCTATAGAAGGCGTCCACATTTGCAATCAACATAGCCATGACATTTCTAATCGTAGGTCTAAAACCTAACCCTCCGTCAGGACTTTCAATTTTTTGGGCTAAAGCTTCCGATAGTTCTTTTTGAATAATTTCAGCATTATCCTGAAATTTTTTATCAATCTTATTAATCTTATCTAAAAAACTACCATTTGTCACTTCCGTCTTTTTGGTCATTTCACCAAAGAAATAGAAATTCTTACTTAAATCCTCATCAGGAGTTAAATCTTTATTGTAATATTTGGTAAATAATTCAAACTCAGTATAAGTAGTTGCTGAGAAGATAGCCAATTCAGATGGTGTTGGTGTTGCATTTTTTTGGACAGCATAAGTTTTTTCCAAGTCCAAATCTTCATATGTAATATTTGTAATAATATCACTGGTAGATATATCAACAGGAATCGCCGATGATTTTGTTTTACCTAATATAGTATACTCACCACCATCACCAAAAGTAGCGTTACTAACTAATGACTGATTATACTCATTAATCTTTGCCTTTAGACTTTCTTGAACATCTTCTTGTTTTTGTAGATTACCTGACTTGGTTTTAAGTGTCACATAATAAACCTTACCATCTTTGTCTATATATCTCTTAGCAGGGTCCAAATTTAGACCCGCCCATCTAGCCGGACGTAATAAAGTTAAATCTGACCTATAGAGTGAAACTGCCTCTTTATACTTTTCAATATCATTAAGAACACCCAAATCCTCTTTATTGAATTGCTGTTTTACAAATTCTTCAAGGTTATCCAATCTCAACTCCAACTGAGCTAAATTTAACCTTGGTAATCCTTTATCAATTAAACCCTTACCTTCATAGGTTTGGTAGATATTATTGAGAACCTCTTCACCTCTTGTTTTTACTTTTGGCACCACAGAAGTGGTTTGCAAACCATTCTCAATTCTCGTTGTAAGTTGTTGGTTGATTTGGTCTGCCTGTGATTGGTTTTCCGCATCACCGTTTGGATTTTCCTCAACCAAAACATTCTTTTCATACATGTGTGGTAACGCATACAATGCCCCCAATGATAAATCAGATAATAAAGCTGCCGTTCTCCCAACGAACGAAATACTAATTTTATAGTTACCATCAGTCGGGTCAAACCTTGCGTTGAAACTCTTCATCATAAGTTCGTACTTAACAGCCTTACCATAGTAACCTTTAACCGTCAAATAAAATAAAGGATATGGGAGTTGGAAGAATGCAGAATAAGGTGAGTTTTCACCCAACTCAAATAGTGTTCTACCTTGAACGTCCACCATTTCAATATCCACCTGAGGTATGAAAGACGCATTGTTCTTAATACTAATATTTGTAATACCTAATAGTTGAGTATCTTCAATACCCCTAACACTTCTGTTATTCTGAGCATCAGCAACTGTTTGATTGATTCCACCACCTTTTAAACTGTCGTTTCCTGTGAGTTGGTCGGTATATGAAGTGTCAAAATACTTCTTACCTTGAGGTTTCAAGAAATTGATTTTACCATCCTGAGTTTGTCCAAAGTTGGCAATTGTCAGTCTTTCACTCATCTGTCCAGTATTTTCACCTAAAACAAGTTTTGACCTTGGAACAATATTAGCTTCAAGGTTGGCATACATAATAAGATTTTCGTGGTCAACAAGTCTTTCTTGTTCTTGACCGTCCGCATTGAAAACCTTGTTTGGGTCAACCACAACAATATTATCCTCCTGTCGGAAGGATATCTTTTGGTTTCCAAAATATTCTCTAAAATTCTGTTTAACGGCCATAATAGTAGAAGTGTGTATCTAAAGCATTTTTATAATCTTGCAAGGATTGTGTTAGTGGGAAAGGAATAAATAAAACTGTCCCATCTGGAATATCCTTTTCAAGAGAACCATATTGTGGATTAGCCATTTGAATCAACCAACCAAAATAAGGTGTGTTGTAAAATTCAAAACTAATCTTATCCAATCTACTTCTTCCTGCCCTATAAACATACCTCTTATCTGTCGTTTTTGAAGGCAATTTCACATTTGGAACAATAGTTTGTTGTCCATTCAATAAAAAATTCTGATATCTATCGTAATACTGCATTATTGTAATTTAACTTTACCGTTCCATTTATCTTTTGGACCTTCATTCACACCACTGTATAGTTGAGTGATTTTTGTCTTGTCTTGGCTACTAGCATTAGGGTTGTCAGTAAACTTAAAGTTTCTGATTTTACCTTTAGTGTACAACTCATCACCTTCTTGCATGTAAGATGTATTATTAAAATCTACAAAGATTTTTGTGTACTGTTCTTTCTCTTTTTTCAATATAGTTTCCCATATTGAAAGAATTGCATTAATTGATGTTTTCCAACTATTAGGATTTACAAAATTATTATCATCAACAAATTTTTCTAATTCTGTCTGTAACGTAGTTTTGTTTTCAAGAATCTGATTGTTAAATAATAAATAAAACCTTTTATCGTATTCCGTTATAATATTACCTGTTGAGGTAAACAAAGACATACTTAAATTATCTTTATATTCGTGTGAACCCTTAGATGCCGGAATAATATTATTACTTATAAGATTATCATTGAACTTATTTAAGTCTTCACCCACAGTATTATAGTCCGCTTTTAATTCTTCATACGTGTCAGCGTATGTTGGTGTCGGATATACTTCAGTCGTTGCGGTAATCGGATATACCACAGGTTTCCCTTGGATATTTTTAATTCCGTCAACCTTAGTCATAACAACATTCATTTTGTTAAGGTTTCTGATGTGTGATAACTCAGTTTTATAAATTTCCTCAGATAGATTCACCATCTCCGTTGAATATCCATTCTGTACTCTATCAATGATGTCTTTTATTTTATTTTTGTATTTTTTGAGGTCTTTATTTTTAAGTTCTGTTGGTCTATTTGGTATCAATGGGAAATTACCACTATCTACATCTTCTTTTGCTTTCTTGAATTGTGTTTCAAATTTCTTATCTATGTCCTCTGACTTACCAAATAATTTCACATCAAGTGTTGAACTAACATCCGAATTGATTTCACCATCAGAATATTTTCTATCTTTAGTAAACAACATCACACCAATCTGTCCATAGTAATTACCAATATTTTCAAGTTCACACGGTAAAGTATCTTTGTATGCTGCATTGGTATCTAATAGGTCATCCATAATTTGTTTGTATGACAGTGTACCAGAAATAGATGCCGTACCACCTGTTGTACCACCACTTGTTGATGTCATTGCGTCAAAGGCAACTTCACTCTGAGTAATCTCACCAATTGGTGTACCTCCGTCGTCTGAAGTTTCATCAATAACATTTTCAACACCAAACGGTGTATTCAAATCAAGACCAGCCACAAAAGACTCATCCAATTCACTTGTGTCTACAGTTGCAACCGCTCTTTCATCATACATCTCAGTATTGGCATAATAGTTAAATGATAGGGCGTTTTGTAATTGTTTTACAGGTTCCTTCAATCCATGTCCACCAATGAAGTTAAAAGATAAACTCACATCAGCATACATCGGTTGTACACCAATACCTTCAGGATTAATATCAAACCCTAATGGTTCATATCTCACACTCATCTGAGTAATTGCAATTTTAGTGTGCCAAAAATCACCCACTCTCAAAATACAGATTGGTGGTGTACCAAAAGAAGTGTTTAAAGCATCATTTTGTAATGGATTACCGTCAGGACCTATCGTTGGGATAGTATCTCCTGGTCTAAGACATTGTTGTAAGAAGGTAAGTCTTGAATTAAGACCTTCAGGTGTAATAGAGTGAAATGCAGGATTAAAGTACTTAATCTTCTCACTAATATTCTGATATAGGAACGAAGTATCTTCAGTCAAGGCTTCAAAGTAATCACACTCAGATAACATTCTTCTAAGAAGTTTTTTTGTAATATCTTTTTTCAACTCAACATTATCGGTATTGAGTGGGTCACCAGGTTTTCTTTTGATACCTGTAATGATTTCTGGGTCTTCAGGATAAACGTTATTATCTGTCTCACCCTCAGTTGCCGTTTCTTGTTGAGTCAACTCAGGACCAATAGGGTCCGCAATTGTAACCTTTGTAGTACGACACTTCATAGCTCTGATAGAGTAATCCTCCTGTTCCGCGGCGTTTGGTCCTGTAAAGTTTTGACTACACTCTGGAGTTGATTCACCTAAAGACTCCGAATTAACAATCGTAATTTTACCTTTACTACCGGCATTAACTTCTTTTACTTTTGGGTTATCCAATATTTGTTTACTAACCGAGTCATTACGTCTTGAAGAAATTGCCTTATTATATTCTTCACTCGCCTTTGGTGATGCGGAGCTCGTTAATGTAATATTAATCGTATATCCATTATTTGCAGCTTCAACTGCCTTTGTAATCAAATCGTTTAGTTTTGTTAATGAGTTGGTAATGTCAGTATCAAAAAACTGTCCAACCTGTTCACCTTCACCCCAAGCATCAGCAGTACTAACATACGTTGCACGTCTTGCCTTATAGTTATTTAAATACTTTTCGTAATTGTACTGTGATGTAGTCGCATTGGTTGCACTTCCCTCAGGTTCGTTGTTATCATAATATAACTCCATACCTTCAAACGACGTTAGGTCAGGTGGTGTTGAATCCGTTTCGGGTGGTGTACTCTCAGCTTCAGGTGCCTCTCTCGGAACCTCCTCATAATACTTCTCAAAAGTTTCTGAGTTGTTTGTTCTTGTAACAACTTCGTAAATGTCGTTATAACTGAACTGACCGTATTTACGTAATAAATCATAGATATCTAAGTCTCTACATCCCGCAAAGAACGAATCAACAACTTTATTGATTTCAGTCATTTTATCTGTACCGTCCTCAAATGTTGCATTTTCCAACTCTTTCTTAACCAAGGTATTCAATACCGAAGGGTGGTCAACAATAATCTTAAATGATAAACTACCCAATCTCTGAGTGTTGGCATAAGTATAAATCGGTTCAGGTCTACCTAAGAAATCATTAGTATTCCATCTTGCAGTAACATTTTCATCCACTCTCAGGTCATAAGGTGGGAACCACATAATTCTACCACCACCAGGTCCTTTCTCACACTCAGGTAAGTCTTGTTGCATTTTGGATGTTCTCCACGCCAAGTTTTCCAACGATAACATGTACTTAGTAATATTTGAACCTTGGTTCATTCCAAAGTTCGTTGGGACCCCACCAATTTGTTGAGGGGCAATGTTAAGGTTGTAGGTACTTGTCATTACGGAATCAGTGAAACCTCTAATATTTCCGTCTCTTTTTTGTAGGTTACTCATTTTATAGTAAGGACTATCTTTAGTGAATATTCTACAATATTCTTTACCTATTTCCTTACCACCTTCGTTAACATACGTTTTTACTCTTGAACCTTTAGTAATTTCTCTTGTACCGTCATTGAATATTCTTGAGGCTTGATTGATAGCATGTCCAACGTGTTGTTGTTGTTTGATACCTGATAGTCCATCTGCCGATTCTACTAACTTCTGAGTATCGTCCAAAATAGAACCAGGTTGGAACTCATAGTTTGTAGATAGTGTACCTGCCCAAGTAGAAAGGTCAGAGTTAACTCCTGACTGTGATTCCGATGAAATCCACGTAAACCCACCTTGGAGGTCTGGGTTACTACCAGGTTCAACAGTTCCTAAACCAAACTTATATAATTGTTGTAATTCGTATTCATCACCCAAAGATGAGTATCCATAAACCGCAGTTGGGACCTGTTGTCCGTCTTGGTCTACCGGTAAGTTACCAGGAGGACTATCCATCTGTGATGGGTCCTGTGTTCTACTACCAACATAATAGTTAGGACCAGGAGCGAAGAAATTAGGGTCTGATAAGAAATTTGCCTTATAGTCAGGTCTAAATCTATTATACTCCAAAGACTTGAATAGGGTATTTGTTTGTCCTTTACCCGTATTGTTCAAGAAGATATCCGAACCTGATTTTCTCGTAGGTAATAAATCTTTTTTTCTACCAAAAATTCCTGCAATTGCATTTATACCTTCATTTAAGAAACTTCTTTTACCTTCAAAGTAATCACCAGGTATCCAAGAGAACG